CCTACAAACAAAACATTAACAGTTAATGGAGTATTGACCATTGTCTAAATTATTCGTTGACGAGATACAGCCTAAAACTACTGGTGGTATAATTACTTTAAATCCTAATAGACCATCTTTTTGCACAGAAACAAAACCATCTAGTGTTTCAGATGGAGCAATAATTGTTTGGACTAGTACATTGTTTGATACATCAAACTCTTATTCAACAAGCACTGGTAAATTTACAGCACCTATAACTGGTATATACCAATTTCAATTTCATGTTATGTTTAGCTCTTTCAATCCAGCACAAATAAGACTTTTTAAAACACCATCTGGAGGCTCTGCAGACACTTTATCTGAAGTAAAATCACAAGGATTTAGTGGAAGTCAACATATTTTAAATGATTGTCGTTGTGTGCAGTTAGGTGTCAACGATACTGTTCATGTGTACAAAGATTCAGGCACAATTTTTAGTAATACTGATAAAGCGTTTGCTTCATTTAGTGGTTTTTTAATAGGATAGGAGCATAAGATGAGCAGTAAACTAGGTGTAGAAAACATATCACATACCAACGGAACTAATGCCATGACTATAAGTAGTGGTGGTGTTGCAACTTTACCTCAAATCCCATGTTGTTATGTAAAGCTAACAACATCAAATGCACAAAACCCTAGTAATCCATATATAACATATAATACCGATATTAGATTTGATAATATAATACTGAATCGTGGTTCTTGTTATAGTGAAACTACTGGTAGATTTACTGTTCCAGTAGCTGGGATTTATGAAGCTAAATTTACAATTTTAAGTCATAACAACACAACACAAGACCATAGCATAATTATTAAAAAGAATGGTGCAACTGCAAGTCATGGATATAATGACGTTGCAAGCACTCATGTTCCAATAACTACTTTTTATTTAAGTGAATGTGCCGTTGGAGATTATTTTACAGTTCAGTTAAGTGGTGGACAAATTTTTATAGATTCAAGTGGTCAGTATTCAGCATTTTCTGTCAAGTTAGTAGGTTAGGAGCATAGAATGACAAGCATACTTAAAGTAGACAACATACAAAATGCTAGTGGTACTGGCACTCCTTATATAACTGGTCATGTGTTAAAAGTATATTTTGCAGAAAAAACAGATACACAAAGTACAACTGGTAGCACTTTTGTAGATATTACAGACTTAGCTTTAACAATAACTCCTCTTTCAAGCACATCAAAATTTCTTGTAAGGGCAAATCTTTTTGCATCAACTGACGCAAATCATTTATTTGCACGATTAATGAGAGATTCTACTGCAATTTCGCTTCCTGATGGTCATGCAAATTTTAATAGGTCAACAGCACATTTTGGCTTTAGTTCAACTGATGCAACTAACTATCTTTCTGCAATGATTAGTGCTGAAAAATTAGACAATCCTCAAACTACTTCTGCAATTACATACAAAGTTCAATTTTCTGCAAGAGGAGATACTGGTACTTCATATATAAATAAAGTTGGTAGAGATAGTAACAACACAAGTGGTTCTGACCAAAGAGGTACTTCCTCTTTAACTATAATGGAAATAGGAGGTTAGTATGGCATTAACTAAATTAAACTTTGGTGGCTCTCAAACTTCTCTTTCAGCATTTAATATGCCTACTGGTAGTGTGTTGCAAACTGTGCAATTTCGTAGCACTACGTATCAACAAACCACTTCTACCTCTTATGTAAATTATAGCCACACTAATGCAACGATAACACCTTCAAGCACAAGTAGTAAGGTGTTAGTTCTTTCATCACATAATTGTGAAAATTATCAAAATAACAGTTACAGTTCTCAAGGAAGATTTGTAATTTATAGAGGTGGTTCAGCAGTTTCAGAAGAAAACTACATAAGGCATTATGATTATGGTGGTTCAGGACATTTGGGAATGACAAATGTTGTAATAAATTTTTTAGACTCACCAAATTCAACAAGCTCTGTATCATATCAACTATATATGAAATTAGTAGATGGTGATAGTACTGCTGTTGGAAGTGGTTCTATAACATTATTGGAGATAGCTGGATAATGGCAAAACCTAATCTCCAAGAAATTCATGTAAGCCTAGAAAAGCATATCGCTGTATCTGATGAACGCTGGAAAGAAGCTATCCTAAGAATAAAACGAATAGAGCTTTATATGATCTCTTCAGTATCTGCGATTGTGCTGTTGCTCATAGGCTTATTAGTGAGATAGCCGTGTTAGAGGCACTAGCACTCGCAAATGGGGCATACGCCATAATAAAACAAACGATAGAAAATGGCCGTGAAATAAGTTCAGCTGGCGCTGCCATCGCTAATTTTGTAGGCGCAGAAGATCAACTTCAACAAGAATTGCATAAAAGAAAAAATAGTGTTTGGACTGCTTTTTTAGGTAAGACCGACAATGACCTAGAAGAGTTTATGGCATTAGAAGAGATCAGACGAAAAAAAGAGATTTTGAGAGAGTTCATGCAGCTACATGGCCGTGCAAATCTTTATACGGACTATATAGCTTTTTGTGCAGAGGCTCGCAAAAAAAGAAAACAAGCAGCAATTGATCGTCAAAAAAGCAAAGAAAAAATACAAGATATGATTTTAAAAATTATTTTAGGAATATTAATTACGGCTTTGTTTAGTGGCGTTATTACAGTCCTTGTAATTATAGCTAAGAAAAGAGGCTTGATATGACTTGTTTTTTACTAAGCTGTATGCTGGGGATTGTAAATAGTGGATCTGTATATTTTAAATCTGTAAACGATTGTTTGTATTATTCCGAAAAATTAAGTGGTCAGATAATAAAAACTGAAAATGGCAATGAAACATATGAATGTTCTTGCAAGTTAATACCTTATGTAAATCCAAAGAAAGTAAAGGTGTATTAATGAGTGATAAAAAAGCATTGTCAGATTGGGGCAACGTAAAAGTTAGCGATAATTCTTTTGAGTTATCTTTGAGAATATTAGGCAACGAGTTTGTTGCTATCAAAATAGGATCAACAAATTTTAGTGGAAAACTAATAGCTGGTGGAATCTTGCTATTATTTTTTACTTTAATTTTGCTTGAGGGTTTTGGTTTAAACGAAATGTTGAAAGGAAGTTAAAATGTTACCGATATTAAATGCCGTAGCTGGTTTAGCTGGTACATGGCTAGAGGGTAGGCAAGAAAAATCTAAAATGAAACAAAAGCTAGAAGTTGCCAAAGTAGAGGCACAAGTAAAGCGTGTCGAGCAAGAGGGATCATGGGACGAAAAAGCAGTCGATAACATGGACGGAAGTTGGAAAGATGAAGCCTGGACAATTTTTTTTATTTTAATAATAGGCGCAAGTTTCATAAAACCATTACAGCCAATTATGAAAGATGGCTTTGCTTTTCTAAATGAAGCACCTGATTTTATTAAATACGGAATATTAGCCAGTATAGCAGCAAGCTTTGGCCTTAAATCTATAGCAAAGTTTAAAAAATGATTTGGTTTTATTTATATATATCGAAAAAATTTACAAAGATTGGCAATTATTTTTGGCATCTTCATGTAAGTAAACTTCACGACAAAAGGAAAAAACATGGAAAGTAACTTTGATAAATCGTTAGTAAAAGTATTAGAGCATGAGGGAGGCTACGTTTTCCACCCTGAAGATCCAGGAGGCGAAACAAATTTAGGTGTAACAAAAAGAGTTTACGACAATTGGATAGCTGAAAACGATTTAATGGTTAAGGATATGCAAGACATAACTGTAGATGACGTTATGCCTATTTATAAAAAGAATTACTGGCTAAAAGCTAAATGCGATCAGCTACCAATCGGCATTGACTATGTAATTTTTGATATGAGTGTCAATCATGGCGTAAGCAGAGCAGCAAAATTTTTACAAGGCGTAGTAGGAGCAGAACAAGATGGCGTTATTGGCTCAAAAACACTAGCTATGGTCGATAAAATGGAGCAATCAGACATAATTGAGGCTTTATGCTTGGAAAGAGAAGATTTTTACAGAAATTTAAAGACATTTAATACGTTTGGAAACGGCTGGTTAAACAGAAACTCAGGCGTAAAGGCTACATCATTGGAGATGCTTTCTACATGAGCAACAAAAAGCAATTAACTGAGTTAGAAACAAAGATAGCTGCTGCTAAACGGCAAAAAGTAGCTATTGAATCACGCACAGATTTTATGAAATTCACAAAATTTACAATGCCTGATCCTGATGATTTTAATTCTACTGATATATCGCTATTTAAAGACTCAAAGCACCACCGAGCATTAGCCAAAGTGCTTGAAAAAGTAGAAAAGGGGCATATTCCAAGATTAATAGTCTGTATGCCTCCCAGACACGGAAAATCAGAACTCATATCAAGGCGTTTTATACCTTGGATAGTCGGAAAAGACACATATAGAAACGTTATTTTTGCAACATATAACGAAGATTTTGCAAAAGACTTTGGTGCTGATTGTAGAGCGATTATGTCGTCTGCTCAGTATAAAACAGTATTTCCTAATTTTGGATTAAGATTAGGTGGTGCGTCAAAAAGCAGAATACAAACAGCGTCAGGTGGAATGGCAGTTTTTGTTGGTAGAGGTGGATCAATTACTGGACGAGGTGGAGATTTTGTTATTTTAGATGATCCTATTAAAGATAGTTTAGAAGCTGGATCTCCAACATTGCGTGAACAGTTATGGACATGGTTTACACAAGTATTAATGACACGATTAATGACGGCATCTGCATCAATAGTCATAGTACAAACTAGATGGCACGAAGATGATTTAATAGGTAGATTAACAGATCCAACAAATCCACATTACACAGAAGAAGAAGCGTCAAAATGGAAGATAATAAACTTACCAGCTATTGCAGAGGACGATGATCCATTAGGGCGTAAGAATGGCGAATTATTGTGGCCTGAAAGATTTGATATGGAATTTATGGAGGCACAAAGAAGATTAGATGTAAGAGGATTTACCTCATTGTATCAACAAAGACCAACGCCTGAAGATGGAGATTTGTTTGAGCGATCTAATATAGTTTATTATGACAAAAAAGATTTACCAAAAGATTTAAGAATATATGCTGCAAGCGATCATGCTGTAGGAATAGATAAAACAAGGAATGACGCTACTTGTTTGTTAATTGTAGGCGTTGACGGCAATGATGACATATATCTTGTTGATGCGTGGTGGGAAAAGCAACCTACAGATAAAGTTGTTACAGCTATGCTTACGTTAATAAAAAAACACAAACCCCTTATATGGTGGGCAGAAAAAGGGCATATTAGTAAGAGTATAAAACCTTTTTTGAGAAAGAGAATGGCTGAAGAGCGAGTATATTGCAGAATTGATGAAGTTACACCAGTAGCTAACAAAGTGCAAAGAGCGCAATCTATTTTAGGTAGAATGGCTATGAAAAAAGTATTTTTGCCAAAAACATCTCCCTGGACACAAAAAGCTGTAGATGAATTGTTAAAATTTCCAAACTCAAGACATGATGATTTTGTAGATACAATAGCTTGGATAGGTATGGGATTAGATAGAATAACAACGCCTAGTGGGTTTGTAAGTAACAAAAACAAATTGCCTGAAGTTGGTACAATGGGCTGGGTTAAATGGGATTCTGAGCAACAAAAGAAATTTAATAGATTACACAATGAAACTGGAGGCTGGTAATGCACGAAGATAAAACGATGATGATTGCAGTTGAGAAAGAGGAAAAGCCAGAACCTACAGAAAGGCGTAAAGCTTTAGTAAGTGATTGGCTTTCTAAAATAAAATCTGCAAAAGGTTTTCACGAAAAAGCATTTAAGCAAATGAAAAAAGATATGGACGCTGCATTAAATGGATATGACGATACACAATGGAACGATAAGAATTATGTAGCTAATATATTACAGCGTCATGTTCAGCAAAGAACAGCATCTTTATATGCAAAAAATCCTAAAGCAACGGCTAAAAGAAGAGAAAGAATGGACTATGCTGTTTGGGATAGCGATGAAAAAACATTGCAAGCAGCATATGAAGCGCAAATGACAGCTGAAAAAAATGGATTAATGCCACCAGCTGAAGCAATGGCAATTATTCAAGACTACACTTCAGGTCAAACTCACAGAAAAATGTTAGATAATGTTGCAAAAACATTAGAGCAGTTATTTGATTATTATATGGCAGAACAACAGCCAGCATTCAAATCGCAAATGAAAGCGCTAGTTAGAAGAGTTGTTACTACTGGCGTTGGTTACGTCAAAGTTGGTTTTCAGCGTGATATGGATAGAATGCCTGAAATTTCAAATAAAATTTATGATGTTCAGATGCAGATAGATCACTTGTATCGAATAGCCACAGAAGCAGCTGATGGAACAATAGAAAGAGATGATGCTCAAATAGAAGAACTAAAGCTTTCATTAGAGGCTTTGTTGAATGAGCCAATGGTTACAGTAAGAGAGGGTTTAACGTTTGATTTTCCAGAGGCAGACTCGGTTATCATTGATCCTAAATGTAGGCAAGTAAGAGGGTTTGTAGGCGCTAACTGGATTTGCCATGAGATGTATGTATCTCCTGATGAAGTCAAAGAGATATATGGCATAGATATGAAAAACCAGTTTAGATCATATGACATGAAAGGTCGTTTGATGAGCGATAGAAGTAGCTATGAGCGAGCATCTTACGCAGAAGTTGATATAAACGAAAAAGAGGGTTTGGTATTACTATTTGAAATATACGATATTAAAAGTGGATTGCAAATGTGTGTTGCTGATGGCTATGACGATTTTTTAAGAGAGCCGTCCTCTCCTGATGTAAAGGTGGAGCAATTTTGGCCAATATTTCCATTAGTATTTAATGAAGTAGAGCATAAAGATATTCTTTATCCTCCGTCAGATATTAAATTATTAATGCCAATGCAAAATGAATATAACAGAGCAAGACAAGGTTTGAGAGAACATAGAAGAGCAAACAGACCTAAATATGCTGCACCAGCTGGTATGCTAGAAGATTCAGATAAAGAAAAATTAGCAACGCACCCAGCCAATGCAGTTTTAGAATTACAAGCTTTAGCTGCTGGTCAAAAAGTTAATGATGTTATTCAGCCAGTAGCGCAAATTGGTATTGATCCTAACTTATACGAAGTCAAAACGTTATTTGACGATGTGCAATTAGTTGTAGGCGCACAAGAAAGTACGTTTGGTGGAGTATCAAAGGCAACGGCTACAGAAACAAGCATTGCTGAAAGCGCTAGAATGTCATCTTTAGGTGCTAATGTTGATGAGTTAGACTCTTTTATGTCAGAAGTTGCAAGAGCAGCTGGTCAGGTAATGTTGCATCTAATGTCTATAGAGGAAGTTAGAAAAATAGTTGGCCAAGGTGCTGTTTGGCCTGAAATGACTCGTGAAGATATTATGAACGAGGTATTTCTTGAGATAGAAGCTGGATCTACTGGCAAGCCTAACAGAGCAGCTGAACTAGCTAACATAGAACGAATTATGCCATTCTTACTACAGATTCCTGGCATTGATCCGTTGTGGTTAGCAAAAGAATTACTGAAGAGATTAGATGATAAGCTTGATGTTACACAAGCCGTTGTCGAGAGCATTCCGTCTATTGTGTCTATGAATCAGTCGCAAGGAGAGGGAACTGGCGATCCAGCATTACAAGGTTCGCCAAGTGGAGGGGTAAACAATGCGTCTATCCCTAACACAATAAATGGTTCTTCTTTACCACCTATAGGAAATATTAATTAGCTATGGTGTTGAAAGATAGGATCAACATGGATATACTAAATTTAATAATAAGAAAGGACGTATTATGGTCAACGACCTAAAAGAGTCAACATCGTCCAATGACTCAAACAACCAGGACGAACTTGAACTAGAGCAAAATCAAGATCAAGAAGTGCTGTCGTCCAGCACAGAAAGCGAAACTGAAGAAGATTTGTTGTCAGTAGTACAATCAGCTATTGACGATGAAAAACCTGAAGAAACGGAATCGCAATCCGTGGAGGAAGAAACAGAAGAAGTTGAAACGCAAGAACCTTTAACAGAAGAAACGGAAGAGCAAGTCCTAGAAAACGTACCTTTGCATTTACAGCCTAGATTCAAAGAAGTTATTGCTGAGAAGAATGAGTACAAAAAAGGGCATGAGCAATACGAAAAGATCCAAGCATCTTTAAAAGAGATGAAATTGAGTCCTGAAGAAACTGCTCAAGGCTTGTCAATTATGGGATTAATGAAAAGCAATCCCCAAGCTGCCTTAGAAGCATTACAGCCAATTATTAGCAATTTGCAACAAGTAACTGGCCAAATACTTCCTGATGACATTCAGCAAAAAATTGACGATGGATATATGGACGAAGATGTAGGTAAAGAGTTAGCTAGAACTAGAGCAGATGTTCAATTGCAAAAAAACGCTAATCAACAAATGTTGAATGAGCAAGAACAATTGAACGCTCAAGAACAAATTAACGTTATTGCTCAATCTGTTACAAGCTGGGAAGAGAATGCACGGAAAACAGATCCTGATTTTGAACTCAAACAAGATGAAGTTGACGACAGAGTATCGGCTTTGGTTCGTGAAAGAGGGCGACCTGAAACACCTGAAGATGCAGTAGCTATGGCACAAGAAGCTTATGACACAGTTACAAAGCGTCATCAAAGTAGAATGGGAGCTAAGAGGCCAATACGAAGTTTGTCTGGTGGTAAATTAGGTGGTTCGCCTATGCCAGAGCCTAAGAGTCTTATGGAGGCTGTTCAAAATGCTTTGGCAACTGGAGGATCATAATACTTTTAAGGAGCAATAAAAATGGCTTTTTCTTCAGCCGAAATCGCTAATATAGCGAATGCTGCTCTTGACTATTATATAGACAAGGGCAAAGTTTACGCAAATTCACTTCAAGACAAGCCTTTGCTTGCTGCAATGGATAAGTCTGCAAAGACTTTCCCAGGTGGTAAGGAAAACGTTAGTCTAGCAGTAAAAGGCGTATATACCTCAACTGTAGCTGGATATACACATAATGATACTGTGTCATATGCAAATCCAGCCAACATCGAAAGGGTTAATTACCCTTGGAAAGAGCATCATACTGGTATCTCTTTAACATTAACCGAACTTAAAAAGGACGGCATTAGTGTTACAGATAGTTTAGCTGGTGCAAGCACTTCTAATCATAGTGGTAGAGATACTACAGTTTTAGTAAATCTTTTAGAAGATAAGCTAGACGATATGATGGAGGGTTATGCTAGAGGTATGAACACTTTATTATATGGAGATGGAACTGGCGATGCTAATGCGTTAGCTGGTATCAGATCAATTATTGTTGATGATCCGTCAGCAAGTGGAACTACTGTTGGAGGATTATCCACAGTAAGTAATACTTGGTGGAGAAACAGAGCAAATGTGGCAATCGCCAATACTGCTACTGGTCAAGAGTTAATTGAGTTTCTTCATACAGAAATTCGTCAGTTAAAAAGATTTGGAGGCAAGCCAACTATAGCTTTAGCTGGTTCTGCATTTATGGATCGTTTAGCTGATGAAATCAGAAGAAATGGTAACTACAGTAACCAAGGTTTCTCAAAGAACATGGATATTTCTGTAGGCGACATTAGTTATGCTGGATTAAAATTTCAGTATGATCCAACACTTGATGATCTAACAATTTCAGGAAAAGATCCTGATAAGCGTTGTTATATCATTGATCCGTCCAAGCTTTACTTGCATTACATGGACGGCGAGAAAATGAAGCGTCATGCACCAGCAAGACCAGCAACACAATACGTTATGTATCGTGCAATAACTACGACTGCTGTTCTTTGTGCATCACAATTAAACTGTCATGGTGTTTACGAAATAGCGTAAAGCCAATAACCCAATGGGCAAGTGCGTTCTCCAGCTTGCCCATTGATTACAAGGAGGATTAAATGGAACAATTAACTGGCAATATTGCTATAGGTGGCAATCTTGGAAATGTTTTGTATAAAAATTTTATTACAATTCCTGAAGTTGTAATGTTGAGAAACATACACGGAGAAACTTCCGTGTTTAATTTAGCTGTTGTTGGCGATGTAGAAACTGATGATAAAGCTGAAAGAGATAGATTAGGTATTTTATACGGCGATCAGAAAGTAGAAGAGGTGTTTGGGCGTTATGGCGCTTTGCCAAAATCTTTTGAAGATGCACGAATAGATGATGGATATTTAGACAAACTGTATCTGCAAAACAAAACGCAAAAGCCAGTAAAAAAAGCTAGAGCCAAGCCTAAGAGAGCAAGAGATAATAAAGGTCATTTCATTGCAGATGATCCTAAGACTGAAGTTAATGAAGCTTATGTAACTGAAACAGAGGAGGTATCAGATGCCAAAGACTAAAGGTAAGGGCAAAGGCAAAGGTGGAAAAGGTTATTAAATGGCTAGAGGCACAACACTAGCAATATTAATTAATGACTTGCGATCAGAAATCGGTCATTCATTGCAACCAAGTTTAGGTAAATCAACCAGAGATGTGCTTGTAAACGTA